GCGCGCTCGCGGCCACGGCGAACGCCGCCGCCAACACCGCGCAGCAGCAGGCCAGCGCGGCCACGCAGGCCGCCGAGCAGGCCACGGCGATGGCTACGCAAGGTGCCGCAGCGGCCACGACGATGGCCAACTCCGCGGCGCAGGAAGCGCAGGCCGCCACCACCACGGCGGGTGCCGCGCAGCAGCAGGCCAGCAGCGCGGCCGACACGGCGGCCCAAGCCAAGGGCGCGGCAGACGCCGCGAAGACCCAGGCGGCCAACGCGGTAGATGTGGCCCAGCAAGCCAAGACCGGCGCCGACGCCGCCAAGGCCCAGGCGGCCGGCGCGGTAGACACCGCGCAGGCGGCCAGGGCCAGCTCGGACACCGCCCAGCAGCAGGCTGCCAGCGCCGCCAACCTGGCATCAGGGGCAGCAGCCGGCTCCGTCCAGGCGCAGCAGGCCGCCGCCGGCGCCGCGAGCGCGGCCCAGCAGGCCGTGACGACGGCCAACCAGACCGCCTCAGCGATGACCGCCGCGGTGCAAACCCTGACCGCAGAGCTGGTCTCGCTGAAGAACCAGGTGCAGCAGCTGACCGCGCTGCCGGCGCCGGCCAACGGCAAGAGCCCCGAGATGCGCAACACCGGCGCGGCGATCCAGTGGCGCCAGGAAGGCGGCTCCTGGGCCGACCTGGTCCAGCTGACCGCGCTCACCGGCGCGGCCGGTCCCGCTGGCCCTACCGGCCCAATCGGTCTGACCGGCCCTACTGGCCCGGCTGGCCCGACTGGCGCGAGCGGTACCGCCAACCTGAACCTGCGCCTGGCCACCGCCAGCGTGCCGGCCATCCTTCTCGGTGGCAGCCTGGACGTACCGGTCACCTGGTCCTCCCCGATGCCCGACGAGGACTACCAGATCCACCTCGCCGCCGAATCCGGTCTGCTCGGCCGCTCCACCCAGACGGTCAAGTCCAAGACCAAGACCGGCTGCGTGGTCACCGTGACTTCCACGTCCCTGGCCATCACCGCGGGCTCTATCCTGGTAGCGCTAGCACTCGACTTCTAAGCGCCAGGAAGGGCCAACCACCCATGGCCAAGATTCCCGACGGCACGTGGTACGACGACGGCAACCTCGACCAGATGCACCGCGACCTGGAGGCGGACTACCCAACAGTCCTCGGCAAGCTGATGGACCGGCCGGCGATGCGCCGCCACGTCCAGAACTGCCCCCGCTGCGCTGAGATCGCCGCCCAGCGCGAGCGGATCGAACCGCCGTCGCCGCGCCGGCGCGGCAAGTTCGTGATCAAGCAGTCTCAGATGGCCCAGATCCTCGACCTCCCCAAGGGAGCCGAGGTGATCTTCATGTACGCGACGATGGACCCGAACACCGTGCAGGTCATCGTCTCCATCGCGGACCTGCCGGAGATCCCCGAGGAAGGCTCCTCGCCCATCCTGAACTACCAGGTCCTCGGTACGGAGCAGGCCGCATGAAGCCGTACGTGGTCAGCTCTGACATCACCGGGGTCGAGTTCTCCGATGGCCGTGTAGCCACACATCTGGCCTGGGACGACATGATCTACGTGCGACGCACGATGCCGGCGGACGCCACCTACGGCGACAAGGACGGGTTCGTGCGGCTGTTCGACCTGGTCCGTGCCGAGGACGTCTCCGGGGTCTCCGGCACTGGGGTGGTCGCTGAGGGCGCCTGCTTCGGCGGCGGCCTGTGCGTGCTGCGCTGGCTTACCGCTACGGCCTCGACCGCGGTCTACGACTTCCCCGAGCACGTCATCGCGATCCATGGCCACGAAGGCGCGACGCGCCTTCGGTGGCACCGCGAGGAGGAGAAACGATGAAGGCCAAGATCTTCGACCTGATCCGCCGGTACGCACCCCTGCTGCTGGCCAAGTGGCGCGAGCGCCAGAACCGGCGACCCAAGCGCTGACCTGGGCCGGCAGTTAGCCCAGCCTTCCTCCAGTCACCCGGGTCGAAGGAAGCACCGTAACACAAATCCTCGGCTTTAGACCGACATTGGAGGCAGTCATGGCTCGACTTCTCGGACCCGAGAACCGCACGGTGCTGCGCATCAGCCGCGAGTCGTTCGTGCGCACGTCACCCAAGCGCAGCGTCAAGATCACCACGGACGAGGCCGGCACCACGCCGGCCTCGATCCTGGCCTACCAGTCCGGCTCCCCGGACACCCCCGGCGCCGCGATCACCGGTGGCGTCGTAGTCACCGACATGAAGTCGCAGGTCCCGCTGTTCTGGTTCCCCGACGGCGTCCGCACCGTCTACGCCCAGCTGGGCGACGGCCGCACCCAGGCGCTCACCGTGCCCGGTGACGCCTCCATCGAGCAGGGCATCGGCGCGACGCTCGGCGGCAAGGACACCCTGAACCCCGCGCGCTTCGTCGGCCTGAAGACGACCACCGGGGCGCCGACCACCGGCACCTGGCTCAAGGACGACTGGGCGCTCGACAGCGCCGGGGTCATCCACCTCTGCACGGTCGCCGGCACGCCCGGCACCTGGACGTGACCGACCGCCTGATCGGCGCCGATCTCGACGCCGCGGGCGTGACCCTCGATCTGGAAGATGGCGACACCGTAGAGGCGCTCGTCGTGATCGCTCGGGTCTCACGGACGGACGGCCCCCGGACCGTCGTGCTCGGCGGAGATCGCCAGCTCGACTGGTACGACCAGCACGCACTCATCACCCTCGCCAAGGAGATCATCCGCGGCGACGTCTAGCGCTAGCGCCGGTGCCAAGGCCTCGCTTGCAGCCGCAACGGCCGCCTGCGCCGGCCCGGTCGCCACGCCAGCGCCCAGGTGGGCACCACGCCTGCCTCCGATACCAAGTAGATCTTCTTATAGGTAATCCTCCTACCAGGGAGGACTTCCAGCCGCGGCCCGACACGGGCCGCGGCTGGTTCGCATCCCGACACGGGAGGACGACATGCGCCCCGGACCCACTCCGAAGACGACGCCCAAGCACGGCCACGGCGGCGCCGGCTGGCAGGACGTACCGAACCTGCCGTACACCGGCCCCGGCTCAGAGCGGGAGCTGCCGAAGATCCCCGGCATGTCCTGGATGCCGCAGGTCGAAGGCTGGTGGGAAGTCGCCCGGACGATGCCGCACTGCGTGCTCTGGGAGCCCGGCGACTGGCTGTTCGCCATCGAGACCGCGCTGCTCAAGGACAACTTCTACCGCGAGTTCTTCGGCGGCTCGGTGCACGCCACCATGGCCACCGAGATCCGACGCCGCGAGGACCAGATGGGCATGACGATGGAGGCCCGGCGCAAGAACGGGATCCGCTACGTCGACCAGGCTGGCCAGGCCGACACCGAGACCCAGGACACCACCACCGAGGACAGCGAGATCCCCGACGGCGTCCGGAAGATCGGCACGGCTCGCTCGCGCCGCCAAAACCTGGCGGGCTGACCCATGCCGCGGACTGTGGTCCGCGCCCCGGAACATGACCGCCTGCGTTCGCTCGGGGCGCTGGCTGTCGCCTGGATCGAGTACTTCGTCCGCCACGGCCCCGGCGCCGTGCAGGGCATGGAAGTCGAGCTGGGCGACGAGTACGCCGGCTACATCATGGACGCCTACGCGCTTCTCTATGACGGCCGCCGCTGCTACGACCACTGCTTCCTGAGCCGGCCCAAGGGCACGAACAAGTCGGGCCTGGCCTCGTACATCGCACTCTTCGAGGCGCTCGGCCCTTCGCGGTTCGCCGGATTCGCGGAGGGCCACGAGGTCTACGAGGACCCGTGGGGGTTGGGCTTCCGGTACGAGTACGAGCCGGAAGAGCCGATGGGCAAGCCGGTGCACGTACCGATGATCCGGATCATGGCCACGGAAGAGGGCCAGACGGGCAACGTGTACGACACCGTCTTCTACAACCTGACGGACGACGAGTGCCCGCTGAGTCAGATCCCGGGCATCGACCCGGGCCGGACGCGCGTCTACCTTCCGTTCGGCGGATCGATCATGCCGAGCACCGCAAGCTCTGCCGCCAAAGATGGTGGAAAAGAGACATTTGTGGTGTTCGACGAAACACACCTGTATAACACCCCAGAACTACGCAGGATGTATAAAACGGTCACTCGTAACCTGGTCAAGCTTCGCGGTTCCGCGAGCGAGCCCTGGTTCATCGAGACGACGACCATGTTCGCCCCCGGTGAGGAGTCGGTCGCTGAGATCACCTTCCGCGAGGCGGAAGCCGTGATCACCGGCAAGAAGAAGCTCGGCCGGCAGCGGCTCCTCTACGACCATCGGTGGGGCGACTGCGAGGACTTGACCAGCGAGGAGATGCTGACCGCCGCCATCAAGGAGGCGTTCGGCGAGGCGATCCTCTGGAACGACATCCCCGCCATCCTCGACGAGTTCTACTCGCTGCACGCCGACGAGGCGGACAGCCGGCGGTACTTCCTCAACGCCGAGACCAGCTCGACTGACTCCTGGCTGCAGGTCAAAGAGGTCGACGCCTGCAAGGACAACTTCAAGCAGCTGGAGCCGAAGGACGTCATCACCCTCGGGTTCGACGGCAGCATCGGCGGCGACGACGCTGACTCCACTGCGCTGGTCGCCTGTCGGGTGTCCGACGGCCACCTGCAGCTGCTCGGGCTGTGGGCTCGGCCGGAGAACCTGCCGCGGTCGACCAAGCCGAAGACCAAGGCGAAGCCGAAGCGCCGAATCCCGCTCGACGACGACGAGCTGGACGAGATCGACGAGGAAGAGCCGAACCCGCTGGAGTGGCGTGTCGACGAGGTCGACGTGGACGCCGCGGTGGCCGAGGCGTTCCGCGAGTACCGCGTGGTCGGCTTCTACTGCGACCCGCCGCACTGGCAGAGCCACATCAATAAGTGGCACGCCAGTTACGGTAAGCAACTAAAGGCGCGCGTGACTCACGGCCGACCCTTGGAATTTTGGACGAACCGCCCGACCCAGATGGTCCAGGCGCTCCGGGAGTTCCGCATCGCGGTCAAGGGCAAGCAGATCAGCTTCACCGCGGCAGACGACCAGTTTGCCGACGACCAGTCCAAGGCGACCGAGCTGCGGCGAGCCCTTCTCAACTGCTACCGCAAGCCCACCCGGGCGGGGTTGCAGGTGAGGAAGGAGTACCCGAAATCGCCTCGTAAGATCGACGCGGCAATTGCGTCGGTTTTGGCGTATACGGCCCGAGGCGCAGCCATCGCCGCCGGCGTGAAGACCGGGCCGCAGCGCAAGCGCGTGGCCAAGAGGGTCCGATAACACGAAGGCCGACCTGGGGAACGGGGACCAGGCCGGCCTTCGTGGAACGCATCGCCGCTAAACGACTGCGCTCGAACCACGCATTCCGGCAGCGTAGCACAGCCCACCCCTTCAGATGTCCAGACGCGCACCGGACGTGCGTCAGACCAGGAGGTGGTCACTCGTCATGGACGGATGCCGCCACTGCACCCCCTGCAGCCTCGAACGAATCGAGGCCGCGCTCTCCCGATTGGAGACCAGCATGGCCACCGCCAAGCAGCAGATCGACGCCCTGTCCACGAAGGTCGACGGCCTCAGCGCCGTCACCGCCGACGTGGCTGCGGACTTCAACGCGTTCAAGACCGCGATGGAGGCCGAGCGGGACAACCTGTCCGACGAGGGCCAGGCGGCCCTCGACGCCGCCAACGCCAAGCTCGACGCCGCGCGTGCGCAGCTGAACGACCTGGACGTCGCCGTGGGTGACGCCGACGGGTCCGAGGTACCGCCGCCGGTCGAGGGCACCTCCCCCGGCAACGACGCGCCGGCCGAGGGTGGCGTGGACGGCACCCCGGCCGCGCCGGCCGAGGACTCCCTGCCGGCCGCCGGCGAGGGCTCGGACCTGTCCGTGGACGCCCCGGTCAACCCGGACGACCAGGACGCCCCGCGCCCGACGGCCTGACCTGAGACGCGAGCGAGCCCGGCGTGGGAAGGCGCCGGGCTCGCTCGTTCAGCGGGGGTCACATCAGTTCCCGGACGACCTCGAACTGGACGCCGTTGCCCTCCAGGTACGACTGGATGTACTCGATCACGTCGCCGCGGACGAAGTCGCGACACTCCCTGCCCGTACGGACACCGCCGGCCAACTCGCGGAGCGCGTCCATGCTCTCGTCGGGGATCTCGATCGTGAAGTCGACCTTGATCTGCATTTCAGGCCGCCCGTCTGCCGTGGCACCCGTGCATGCAGGGGCCGCTGCCCGGCCCCTCGATCGTGCCGTCGCAGGCACCGGGGCCGTTCGCGCAGTAGTTCATCGAGCAGGCCCACGAGACCCGGCTGGCCATCAAGATCATTACCTTCCACATTGTTGCCATGCAGGCAGCCTACTAGCCCTGAACGACACGTACTACCCCAGAAGGCGGTGAGACGTGGCGATCAAGACGGACGTGCGGCTGAGTCCTGGCTGGTGGATGGACAGGCTGTTCCGCAAGCTCAGCGACGACACGCGCTACAACCGGCTCGAAGGCCTGCACCAGCGCTACCGCGGCAACCCGCCGTTGCCTGAGGGCAACGAGGCGGCCCGGGATCTGTTCACCGCGTTCCAGAAGAAGTCCCGCACCAACTACGCCGAGCTGGCAGTCGCCGCCGTATCCGAGCGGATGCGGCCGGTCGGCTTCCGGACTGCTGTCGACTCCGACGAGACCGGCGACAAGGACGCGCGCGAGATCTGGGACCGCGCCAAGATGAACATCGTCGCCGCCGACGCCCACGACAAGATGCTGAACCTCGGCGAGGCGTACGTGATGGTCGGGTTCATCGACGAGGACAACGGCGTGCCGACCGTGACCGCCGAAGACCCGCGCTTCGTGGTCGGCGAGCCCGACCCGATGAACCCCTACAAGCTGCGCGCCGCGCTGAAGTTCCTACGCGACGACATCGAGGGCGAGGACCGCGCGTACCTGTACCTCCCCGGCGAGGTATGGGTCGCACGCCGAGAGGCGCCGTACGCGCTGATGAAGGCCGCCGTCGGGCCTATGTACTGGAGCCCCGAGACCTGGAACTGGGTGCCGGACCGGTCCGGCACCCTCGGCCACGACCAGATGTGCATCGTCCCGTTCTTCAACAAGGACCTGATGGGCGAGTACGAGAAGCACATCGACATCCTCGACCGGATCAACTACCAGACCTTGAGCCGGCTCTGCACCGCGGCGCTGCAGGCATTCAAGCAGCGCGCGATCGAGACGGCCGCCGGCAGCGGTGGCATCGACGACGAGGACGACGACGGCAACTCGATCGACTACAGCGAGGTCTTCACCAGCGACCCCGCGGCGATCTGGATGCTGCCCGAGGGCGCCAAGATCTGGGAGTCGACCACCGCGGACCTCCGCCAG